ATGATCTATCTGGGGTTACCCCAATGGTCGCACCCGAAATGGGTGCGACTGGGCATTACCGGTCTTGAGGAGTACGCTCGCCACTTTAACTGCGTGACGCGGTAATTTTTCAAATCACTAAAGAACGCCCAAGAGCATGTGTTTTCTTTAGCTTAATCAATGCATTATAAACAGCTATCATATGAAATTCGGTAAAGTTCGTATGAGCTAAAATGTCCCAACCATGCCCCAAAACTGGCATTTATGCCCCATCCCTGCCCCAAAAACCCCCCTCAAAAAGCCGCGCTCCCCACCGTTGACACTGTATGGATAAACAGTATAAATTGTTTAGTAAATTATTGTTGTTTTGGAGGAGTTATGTTCGTTGAGTTGGTGTACGACAAACGGAATGTAGAAGGATTAACAGGTGCCAGAGAAATAATTCTAAATGAGCTAACAAAGCGGGTGCACCGGATCTTTCCCGCTGCAGAGGTGAAGGTTAAGCCGATGCAGGCGAACGGCTTAAACAGCGATGCCAGCAAAAGTGATCGGGAAAAGCTGAATCGTATGCTTGAAGAAATGTTTGAAGAGGCGGATATGTGGCTTGTTGAAGAATAAAACCTCGAAAACCCTGATAAAACTCCAGGTTATCACGATAGAGGTTTTCGACTAATATCCGTCATCAAAATGCCAAAAGAAAAGGATATTCGTCAATTCCATGTCCATCGAACCATTGCGCGTTACTGAAATTATTAGACGGATACCTGACTGTGCAACTGAGCCGTTCCTCTGTAAATGTGACGATGGCGAGCTTTATGTTGTAAAGGGCATGCCTAGCGTTCCTCGGGTGCAGCTTATTGCAGAATGGGTTTCAGCTCACATTGGCCTGGAATTGGGGCTTTCATTACCTGATTTTGGCATGGCATACGTAGACAGAGCATTAACCCAGTATGTGCCTCAATGGCGAAATGCCTTAAATGAGGGGTACGCATTCGCAACAAAATTTATCCCAGGCGTGGCACCTATAACTTTTACCCAGGCTCATACTAATGTTGCCGAGCAGGAACAGAAGAAAATCTATCTCTTTGATAGATGGATAAATAACTCAGATCGAACCCTATCACCTCAAGGTGGTAACGTTAATATTATTTTCGATTACCGTAACAATAGATTTTACCTGATTGATCACAATCTTGCCTTTGACCAAAATGATACCGATGATGCCTTTGACTATCATGTGTATGCACCGCGTCATCGCAAGTGGTTGTTCGACATTGTAGACAGACCCCAGTCTGAAGATGAACTTACCCGTACTAAAGGAATCCTACCTTTATGTGTGGAATGCATCCCTGATGAATGGCTGCCTGAGACTCAAGATGAGCGTGAAGAGTGTTTTGGTCGGATTGAAAAGCTATTGAACCGTAACGATACGGATTTATTTTGGAGTAAAATCACATGACTACGCCATGTCTATACAGCATTGTAAGATATGCGCCGTTTGCTGAAACTGAAGAGTTTGCAAACATAGGCGTAGTCGTCTGTGCGCCACAAAAACACATACTTCTCTTTCGACTAACTCAAAGCAATGATGCCAGGGTTACATCTTTCTTCAAAGACGACACCATCTTCCCATTGGCCAAAGATGCTGTTGCTAGGGAGCTGGCCTTTGCTCAAGAGCAGACGAAACACGTTAAAACAGCCGATGACGTAGCAAATTTTTTCAGCTATTTGACTGCGAGACGGGAGTCAATTTTCCACTTCAGTTCAACACGTGTCGTTCTTGCTGAAAGCCCCGAGCAAGAGTTACAGCGCTTGTATGCAAAATTTGTTAACCATACAGATTACAACAAAGAACGTAGAGAAGAGATCCTTACCAGAGAGCTAAAAGGGCGTTTGAATTCTTATGCAGAACTGCAGAATATTTTCCGCAAGGAAACATTTGGCGGAGACTTGATTAGATTTTCAATGCCGTTTGTTGCTAAGCAAGAGGATGAAGTACTTTGTGCTATCAAACCCTTGGCGTTTGTACAACAGGAGCCCGGTAAGATGATGGAGCACTGTGACTCATGGGTATCAAAAGTTAAGAGAGCGGCTGATGAGCAGTTACTAAATCTAGCTAACGTTCTTTTTACTATTGACGGTCATAAAAATCCCAACACGTCAGAAGTAAAGGCAATGGATGAGATTAGGCGAACATTTGATCGCAATAACCTCGCTCACTTTAGTCACAACGATGAAAAATCTATCATCGAGTTTGCGAAAGCATCCATCTAGTCGACCCGGCCACCGCGCCGGGTTTCTCTTTCCTCCCTCAAATTACTGGGGAGCAGTCCTCGGCCTGTGCATGCCCGGTGAAGTACGACACCGTGTTCACGACCTCGCGCATCTATACCACCCGTTTAGGCCAGCGCCTTTTGCGTGGAGTTGGAGAGATGGAGCGCGTAGTCAGCCGTGTACCACATACGGAACATACCGCACCGTGTGGCAGGTTTAACACGGGATTGAAGGAAGTGAAAAAGAACCGGTTGCTTTTACATGCAGGACAGATGAATTTCATAACGGGTACCACGCCTCACGCCGTTTGCTGAACTGACATCATACGCAGTTTCTTTATAACTAAAGGTGCAATGATTAACATTTCTTAATGTTTTCGTAGCCAGGCTTAAAAGCACTGACTAACAAATATGACCAAGTGCAATGAGCCAGCAGCGCTAGCAGTTTATGGTAGGGCCACGCGTCATCCGGGACGATTTAATATTGCTCCGGACCGCACCAGATATTTAATAACGTTCTCAAAAGATTGATAAGACCTGACAAGATCACCACAATCCAAACGGCTAAAAACGCAAAACTTGCCATCTGAGCCTCCATCAGGGCTGTAAAAAAAAGCCTGCTGATTAGGCAGGCAAATGAAATCAGCACAAACAAACAGCTTAAGGTGCCGGGTGCCTCCCGGTGACTCGTTACCAGTTATACGAGCCGCAAGCATATTTACACGAACAGCAACTGGATTGCCCCACCGCACAGGGGGATTCACCTTCATTAAAGGTAGATGATTTTAAACGAAGCGCTAATACCCCCTACCTAAAGTTATGGCTCATGCTGCCGATACGTTAACGACCTGCGTCATGAGCGCGGGGTTGATAACAAAACTAAGGGATTTGTGCCCGCTCCCGTGCGGGCTTTTTTATAGGCTGCATTTACACAGGGCTTTCATCAGCGTCCGTGCTGTTGATGAAGAACGTCACCCTTCCCATGACCTCGACTTCTTCCGCAGCTTCGCCGTCGATTACTTCGCCATCCTCAGTAATTAACGCTTTCCCCATAAACCGTGCAAATTGAGTCTGCCCGCCGCTGAGGATCAGCAGCACCTGACCTTGCACCAGCCTGGTGACCGGCTCGATAACTGCAAACCCGGTTGACGTTTCCAGGATGCGGCTTTCGTTCGTGGTGCAGATGCTGGCCGGGGACAGGCGCTGCTCGACATAACCGGTTGCCGGAGATACGAAGCCCATCAGTGAATCATCCCCATGTTGCGCAGGATCCAGTAGTGATTGTCGGTTCCGTCAGTTGTCTTATCCGTGAAGTCCGGCTGATAGCGCTCTATCCACTCGTTGACATCGGCTCGGCTGAAATGCCAGTTTCTCGCGCGCAACTCACGAATGAAGTCATCCGTGCGTAACCATTGGTAGCCTTTAGGGTTTTGCTGTATGACAGCGACAAATGCGCTGTGAATGTCTGATTTGCGGGGCATGATCTGCACTCCTTTTACTGTTTTTATATACAGTAGTTTTAAAGTGAGTGCAGATCAATGCGGCGACGTCTATCAATACCGACGCCAGGAGTTAAAGGGTGGTTAACAAAGCTGCGTAGTGCTGTATTTATCTGACGGATTACCCTCAAAAGAATAACGACCTGTAGTAACGATAGGAGGCACATACTCTACTACCGGTGTCATAAGGCATGGGTCAGATGTAATTTTAAATGGTGTGTTTACATAACCAGTTCTAACAGGCCACCCTGACCCTGCAATTTTCTGTAAGTTGATGTGGTCGATTAGAGGCTTTGCAATGTTATATGGCAGTTGTTGCAGTGCTTCATCAATAGTCGCCAATTGCTCTGCCGTCAGTTCAATTTTCATAATTTTTCCTCCAGGGCTTTAATCCTTTGATTCATCAACTGCTCTCTTTTGCGCATTTGCTGCATCTCTTTAATCAGAAGCGGCACAGGCTTCGAATAATCCACCGACCATTTAGCGTCTGGATCGTCACCACCGGTTGTTACTGCGTCCGGGAATGCTTCATAAAGCTCCTGTGCAATGACGCCATAAGCCTGATAGCTATCATCAGATTTCCAGTAAAACTGACGAACCTTAATGGCATCAATAATGTCACCGGGATCCGCAGCATCTTCAATTCCATACTTGAGGCTGCCATCGGAAGAGGTATTGTACGCGGTGGAGTTCGCGTTAGTGGAGATAGAGCCCACCACTCCATTCGGGTTTGAGAAAGAGATATGCTGTCGGCCGGCTACATTACTGGTAATGAATTCTGCTCCGACACCTCCCGTATTGGATGACGTATTGCTGTATACCAGCAGCCCGGTTGCTGCTGTTGCTGGCGTCAGCGTCTTCGCTCCGACAGTAACAATCTTGCTGTTGAAATAGTTAGGATCGGTGGTTGAGGTTGTCTCAACATAAGGAGTCTTAATTGCGGTTACGAATTCGCCATCGCCCTTAACCTTTAGCACGTCACCATAGAAAGTGGTTATCTCAATGACATTACCGGACCCTCGCTTGGATGTGTATTTAATGAACCCCGCATCACCTGATGCCGAGTAAGTATCCTCTACATCAATAGCAAACTTCGTGTCCGGGTTATTTAACGGCTGCTGGCGAATGAGTTTCAGCATCGGACTAGCTGATACGGCAGTCGAATGGCCAACACGTTTTATCCCACCCAGGCGAGTATCCCACTGGTTCAGCCCGGACGCGTCAGAGATAGTGACATCAATACGTGGGTCTTCCAGGAAGTTACCACTTGTGTTTGCCCCGAACGTGACAGAATAACCACTGCTCCAGCCAGTGCCGTACTTCTCGGTTCGGCAGAACGAGAAGATATTCTGGTTGGCATCGTTGACCACGTTAATCGCTGTTCGTCCGCATGCGCCAGCTCCGTTAAAGCCTTCGATGGATACGCCAATGAAACGGTTGTGCTGGACGCCCTGGCCAGTAGAGTTGTCCAGATAAATCTGGTCAACCAGTCGGCCGTTTACGTTTGAAGCAAAACGCCCACCGATGACGGTATTTTCATTCACATAGGAACTGGCCGGGGGTTTAGCATAGAAGCCATATTCGTGATTCGTCAGGGTCGGGTTAAGGATAGTGCTATAGGATACCCGGCTGGATGCGCCAGGGATGCAGGCAATGGCTTTTGAGAAGTTGGTTACTACAGGGTTTTCAATTCCGGCTTCGACACAGTTAAGCAGTAATACCCCAATATCAGAGCCTTCATAATTGGTTTTTTCAATCTGAAGCCCCCTTATCGTTCCGCGATATGGGTCTGAGCCTGCTGTACCGACTGTTACCGCCACAGAAACCCCGGCGTCAAAGATAATCTTCGCGCCGGTGAAGTTAAGGCTGTAGCGGCCCGTAGGCAAGGTAATCCCCGAAGAACAGCGGAAAACACCAGATGCTGTCAGGTCGTTACCCGTAGAAACTGCCCACGATATGGCTGCCGCTATCTCGGCGGCGCTATCAATGACACCTCCACTCTTCGCCCCCCAGCCGCGAATATCCCCCTGATCACGCCAGCGTGCCATCTGCAATTCTGGATATTTTTCAGCGCCATCAGGGTCGGATATTTGCCCTCTCAGCACCGCATCGCCTACGCTCAGCCACGCCCCAATGCTAATACCTCCACTGGCAGCGGGCGTCGACCCGGCAGGAATTACTTTCGGGAATGTGCCATCCCAGCGATAGTATTCACCGGTGCTGGTATCGCGCAGAACCTGGTTAGGCAGCGTCAGTGTGGCCCCGGTCTGGAAAGAATCCATGGTGATATAGCCGAAAGCGGCAATGGCTGCCTTCGCCATGGCCTCCAGCCCATACCATGTATGACGTGACTTACCAAAGCGGTCCAGCCACATTGCAGCGGTAATGCTGTTGAAAGCAATATCGAAGTTCTGCGCGTTATCGAATAAATCATACGGGCTGGTCGATCCCAGCGGATTCATCGTTGCGTATTTAGTCATGCTCGCTCCGGGCATAAAAAAACCCGCCGAAGCGGGTTCAAAGTATTTGGGGAATGGATGTGTTAAGCAACGTCGCCGGGATATTTCGCGTCGTCGTACTGATATTTTCCGGGATGGTACTGAATGGCTGTTACGCTGCTGGTTCCGTCGCTACCGGGAGTTATCTCCCCCACCAGTGCGTCATATCCCACGCGCGAAGATGAGCAGAACATCAGACGCGGCGGCTCAATATACGGACTGCCCATTTCCCATTCATCTGGCGCCAGCGCAGCGCTGTATGGAATGCTCAGCGTGTAATCGTCAATCCGGGTCGGTACCAGAAGTGCTGATGCCTGCCCCCCCTGGTGGCGGATCACCACTCTGGGGTTGGCAAAGCTCCAGTCAGGCGGCTCACTGAGCGTCAACGTGATTACATTCCTGTCCCAGCTCATGTCTGTGATCAGGCAGCTCAGCGTCTGGCTACCGGGGATGTCATCAGTCAGGATGATGCGGTCCATAAACTGGTAGCAAAGCGCATCCATCTCAGTGCTGGTCGTATGCTGCAGGCGCTGCAGGAGATAACCCAGCAGACGACGCATACCGATTCGGTACGCCCGGTCCTTATCCACCACCCCCTCCAGCTTGTAATCCTCAACCTTAGCGGGGGTCGGGTTCCCGGGCAGCCGGCACTGAACGGTTTCTTCTGCCCACGTCGTGCCATTGATGTAGGTGACATCGACCCCGTCATAATCATCCTGACTCGGTGCCTTAAATGCGGTCTGAAGTTCTTCAGTGGTCTCCTGAGGGGTGATCATACCTGTCCAGTTTTTCACCCCTTCACGCCCGGCGGACACCAGGCCATCTGACAGCAAAAAGTAGCCCATCCCCGCCCCGGCGATGATCTTCAGCACTTCCAATGCTGATTTACTGTCATCGGTTGCCCAGTCGAACGTCTCACCGCGGGGCGTCCAGTAGTTCTGCTCCAGCGCATCGATCGCTGTATGGTCAATCTGTTCAGGCTTAAAGCCGAGGGATTCCAGCACGTGGTATAGCGCACCGCTAATCGTGCGCGAGGCATGACCATCATAAAGCCGGGTAGGTGTGACGTTTATTCGCCGATCAGACTGCGCAGCCAGGCGGTTGCCGGTCCGAACCGTCAACGCCATCGTCGTGACTCCTTCATAGCGACGTGGGCGGGATGATAGTCGGGAGCGAAGCGCCTGCCAGAAGACCTGATCACGCGTGCTGCCGCCGGCTACAGGATCCTTTCTCCTCATTCGGACTTCATACTGCCCTGCAGGAACGGCGAATGCCCGGGTGAACCCTATCTGATTCTCGGTTTTCCTCTTCCAGCTCAGCACCTGTTCAGTCCATTCACCAGCAGTCGACGCGTCCCGATACTGGATAATGATCTCAACGGTCTTGTTCTTCTTGTTCCCTTTATCGCTGTACTTAACCAGCCCGTTCTGAAAATTGAGATTCACCTCAAACCGGTTGGTAGTTTCACCATCAGGGCAAACCAGAAACGGGCCCACCCAGTCGTAATCATCATTGACACCGGTAATGCTGGCATCCAGCAAGGTTCGGTCAGTAAATCCGGGCCATGTACTGTCAACGGTCACCACCTCAACTGTCGAAGGTGGAGTTCCCTGCTGTACCTGCGAAATTAACACGCGCTCGACAGTAATGGTCTGGCTGTCCACGTCAGTAATACGGTATTTATTGTCGGCATAACCAATCGAGATTCGCTGCGTGCCCGCCGGGATCCCTGTAAAAGGCTTGCCGGTCGCACTGCTGTAGGCCAGTGTAATATGGGCGCGAATTTCAGGCGTGCCGCCAGATGATTTAACGCCCGGCGTGCTGACAGGCGCATCCCCAAACGCAGATTGCGGCAGGGTGCTGTGGGTAATTGTATCGCCTGAGAAGGGACTGGAAGATTCAGTAATTTCGATTCGACCCGAGTTGTCGCGCGCGATCAACCCGGAGCCTGTCAGCTGAGACGTTATTGTTGAAACCAGCCCGCTCATGGTCACATAATTTGTCAGCAGCGACACCGGCCACGTTGTTCCTTGCCACGTAATATTGAACGTCACCGGCGCTGTGGAGTAATCGTAAACCGAAGGGGCCGCGCTGGCCAGAACACTTGCCGCCGATCCGCCAACGCCTGGAACAGCAGCAACCCCTGGGGTGTAACTTGCTATCACGAGATCATAATCAGTATTGTTGAAGCCAAGATTAACTGGCATGCCCACCACCGGGGACAGCTCGTCCATTTCACCGTAAATGACGTTGTAACCGCCCGAGTTCGAGACGCTCCATGAGGCAGGAGCCTCAATAGTAATAATTGTGCCTGCAGCCCATGATTCCGGTACGTCCGAATCTTCATCGCTGCTACCCGTTGATATGAGCGTAACGGTGTTGCCACTGACCAGTACCGCGTCCGCGCTAATACCGACAGTTTGTGGTCCGCTCGAGCCCAGATCCAGGCCAGCGGTACCTGATGTGGTATTGCCAACTTCGCCGGAGTTGTACCAGTTCTCTGTCCTGCTGTCGGAAGAAACGTCCGCGCCGGGTGGGTAGATGGTGTAACTGACATCATCTCCGAATGCAGAGAACGGCGTATTGCCTATTCTCATATCGGATTTAGGCAATGATACATTTCCGACGCCAACAGCGACAAACATGCTGGTAACGAAGCTGGTCTCACCAACGAATCGGCTAACCGGCTGCGTAACATAGTCCGGCCAGACGCGGTACCGTCCGAAGATTTCCCGTACCGGGTCGCCGAGTTTTGCCATGTTGGCTTTCGCCGGGTTGAGCTCAAGCTGGTCACCGCTGCCGGGCTGACTGGCTGCCCCCGTCTGCATGGTGCTCATCATGTAAATCGAGTACGCCGCCGAGGCAACCGCAACAGCAACAGCTGCCCATAGCGCGATTTCCGCACCGGTACCGTAGGGCACCGGATACATCCTTACATCGCTGTCGGGGCGAATGGCATACAGAGCCCACTCTGTCGGCGGCACCGGGACGCCGTCGATTTCAACCGCAACCGGGTGCTGCCGATCAGGCGTCCATCCCTCAACGTTCTGTGCAAACCAGGAGTTGAGTGTCAGGGGTTCATGATGGTGGGTTTCCAGCGGTTCGCCGGGCAGCCGGGACGGATAGATACGGATCGTCACTGATAATACTCCACGCGAATAAACCGACGCGCGAACCGCGCCAGCGGCAGGAAAGTCACGTTAGTGCGGGGATTACACTCGGCGGCATGGAGCACGCCGTCGATCTCCACCACGATGGCGACATGTGTCACCACTGAGCCGGAATAGCAGGCAATGCCCGCGCCAGGCGCAGGCGCGCAACGCTGCAGATCAGCCATCAGCCCGCGCGCCTCCCGGTCGAGACCGTTATCATCTTTTGTAATCCCGGCGAACTCAGGCCATGGAGCCAGTGCCAGATCACGCCGAATTTCGTTAACTATGCCAAAGCAGTCGAGTGAGGGGTAAGCGCGTCCGCCCTTCTGCCACTCGACAGAACGGTACTTGTCAGGATTAAACATGATGATTTCCTACTGGAGGTAACGAAGACCCGGGAAGTCTGTCAGTGTGTATCGATAACGTGGCCACGACGTATCGAGGATGTTCATATAGCCGGCGGTGATCTGCACCTCCGTTGCTGTCCAGGAACCCTCTTTAATCGCGAGGGTGAACGGGGGAGCTGCGGGTGCTGACAGATCGGTGGAGACGTACCGGCGGAAAGTTAATGAGGCAGTGGAAAGATTGTCCAGTGCGTTGCGAATTGCGGTCGATACCACGCCGTCGATATTGCTGATCGCGAATTTTAGATCCTGCGTGCCGTCGGAATTGCGCGCCGGCAGCGCCACGTCGATTGCTGAGCCGGTAAACGTCGCTTTGTCACCCGTTTCAAGCGTGACTGTAATGTCTTCCCAGCCGCGGGTTAGCCAGTAACTCTGACCACCAACGGTGATCTGCAGCGTATCCAGAATGACTTCATCACCGCCGGATGCGTAAAGCCGGTTGAGAACCGCACTGGTCATGCTTCGGGCCACTCCTTATTCAGTGCCAGATCGATAATATCCGACCCCGCCACCAGCTCAGGAAATAAACCCCAACCAGGCGGCAGTATTGGTCGCTCCCACAATTCAAGCTGCGCGCTGTATCTCCAGTATTTTGGAGAAACAAGCGTCGGTCCCTCGTATATATCAGTGAACCTACATTTATAGGACTGCTGGCAGCCGAGCGGTGTTTGCAGCCTCATCAAAAACCATGCAGCACCATCCGTAAGCGCATCCCGAAACCAGGCCTCAAATAGCTGAGCCTGGTTGTGCTTAGTGAAAATCCAGTTCACGGTTGCGATGGTTGGTGTTGATGTGTACTTGCGGCGCTGTCGGGCGCGGCCGGATGTTGTTTCAGTTCGCTGTAGGGGGCTGACAGGTTTGAAGCCATATCCATCCTGCAGCGGCATTGGCAGGTAATCATGTGGGTAGACAATATCTGCCATTATCCTCGTCTCCGGTTCGGGTAAATGGACTTCAGCGCCCGACCAAAGTCCCCGTCTGGTTTGATAACCTGGGCGGCCATTTCTTTACGGATCGAAGCTGCTAATTGCCGGTTTCGCTGGTCGATAGCCATCAGTGTTGCGTCATCTGGTTTGCCGGTGAATGAATTTTGGATATGGAAGGTGCCGCCGGCATAGGCCTGCCGGGACTGCTGCACCCTCTCCAGGGTCGCATCGAGCTTGGCTGAGGTGCTGGCGGTTACCACGCGCTCTCCCTTTTGCAGCAACCAGGTTCCAGTTTCCGGCACCCGGTCAATCCCATCATGAGCCATGCCAGCGAGTGACTGACCTGCTATCAACGCCACTGACGCATAACCAACGGCGCGGATTGCTGTGGCCGCAGGGATCCCCATAATGAGCCCGCCTTCCGCCATAGCCTTGGTTGCTGCAAGTTCAGTGTTGATCACTGCCTGCGCCATTGCTGCCGCCTTACTGGCAATAAACAGTGTCTTATAGGCAAGACTACCTTCCTGTCCGATACCCTGCAGCAGCTGCGCCGACTGCCCTGCAAGATCAGAGAACATGGCCAGACTGGCAGATGTATATCCCGCCTGGATATCCTCTAATTGCGAAGCATTCGTCTTGTTGATTTCAGCAACACGATCCGCATAGGTTTGCTCGTTAATCTCCTTCTGATCGAGCAACTCCTTCTGCATTTCAAGCTGTGTTTCGTACCACTTTTCCAGTTCTTTTTGCGCATCAGCGACTCGAACAAGTTCGCCGCTGGCACCGCCGACGGATGAATCGATACCGCCAAATTTCGGGGCGTCCTGAACCGAAGCTTTCGATATGCGCTCCATCGTTTCGCGATATTGTTCTGTCGCAGGTGCTGCTTCGCGTAACAATTTAATGCGCTCGCGAGTGGTCTTTAGAAGCGCCTCCTCGGGCTTCAGCAGTTCTTGATTCAGGGATTTAAGGCGTTCAACAGCATTAAGATGATCAAGCGCGGCGGAGTTGCGCAGAAGCTCTGTCTTCTGAGTTTCAGACAAAGCCCCCAGTTCACCCTGGGTTACCTGATATTTGGTTTTAGCGAGCTCCGTACTCTGGCCAGCAAGCGCGAGCTGTTCCTGCTGCTGGCTGATGAGGCGCTTGTAAGACTCCTCAAGTTTCTCCGATGTCTTTTGCTCATCAGATTTTGGCGTCTTTTTCTGGGGTTTGTTGGCCTCATTATTTCGCCATTCCAGCAGACCGTTATTAATCAACTCCTGACGGCCTGTCTGGAATTGTGGGTCACTGGTTAATCCCAGATCGTCGGCGGCATAACTGAGCCGTAAGCGCTCCTTTTCTTCACCCTTAAGGCGTGATAACTCCAAATCCCTACGGCTCTTTTCAAGTGCATCGGTTTGCTTTTTATCGAGATCGGCCTGAGGCAGTCTTAGCGGAACGTTAGCCAGCCCCTGACGGGCCATGAGAAGTTGGTTGCCTAAACCGAGAATTTTATTAAATTCAGTATGCTGACCATTCATCATGATCAGCGACTGATAAACTGCATTCTGACGCCAGGCTTGTTCGCGTATTAAATCGTTACGGCGCCGCTCTATTTCTTCGAGAGTCTGCTGAATGCCGCGAGACTTATCTCGCATGTCATTTAATTTTCCCTCTTCAACGGCAAGCTGATCCGTAACTATCGCTACGGCTCTCAGGATATTTGCATCGTTTTCGCTGGTTATGCCGGGCTTTCCGCGAGATGCATTCAAACCGTCGATTTGAATTTTCAGCTCACCAACCTTTTTGGCTTGCTCACCAACTAGGCGATTTTGCTCTACCAAGGCACCAACAGTTCTTCCTCTGTTGTCGTCTGTTTCAGACAAAGACATGCGAGAAGTCTTTTCTCTGATTTCATCAATTTGACTGGCATATTCCTGTGCAGATCGACGGGCTTGCTCCTGATTTTGATACATCGCATACCAGGCACCAGCTCCAAGCATCACCAAGCCAGGCACGCCGCCAATGAGTCCAATAGCACCGCTTAAAAGGCGGGTACCCACAGATGTAACACTGTTGAGATTGCTTTGCGTGGAAACTCGATTAGCAAGGTTCCGATCTCTGGCTGCCTCGGCTGCAGCCAAGCGCCTTTCAGCAACAGCCTGAGCATCAGCGTTTTTAGCTGCCACCAGACCCGCCTGCGCACGTTCAAGAGCTGTTCTGGCTCTGACTTTTTCTGTGGCAGTTCCACTTGCAAGTGCGGTGGTCAGCATGGTCTGAGTTGCAGTGACTTTTGCTTCTGCTGCAGCAACTTTCTCTTGTTGAGCAGCCAGAATGTCTGCACTGCGGGAACGCTGAACAGCTTGTTGAGCCCGATAAACTTCAGCTCTTGAGGCGGCAACAGCAGACTGAGCAGCTTTATCCTGTGCAACTGCAAGAGCAACTTCTGATTTGGCAGCAGAAACCAGTGCGCCTGTTGCACTCGTAGCACTCGTTACGACTCCGCTGAGATATCTTGCCAGCCCAATTCCAACAAGCGCACCGGCAGCAGTTGTGATCGTGGACATATTGTCAGCAACATCACTCAAAGCACTACTTACCGCTGAGGAGGTAAAAGAGTCTAGCGTTTGCGCGACGCTATCTAATCCGCCAGACAGCGCATCTGTCGCACCAGTGGCCTGGTTGACACCGCCAACCCAGGCCATGAATGAGTTGGTAACTTTTTGCAGTGAACCTGAAACTGTTTGCGGCATGTTGGCAAATTCACCCTGCAATGAGCCCAGCTGGCTCATAAGTGCAGGAACAACCTTATCAATAGTTAGTTGCCCCTGATCAGCCATGCTCTTCAGGTCTTTGCGAGCCACTCCCATTCCTGCGGCAAGTGCGCGTATCACGCGATCGCCTGCTTCGTTAACGGCGTTAAACTCCTCTCCTCGAAGAACGCCTTGCGCCAGCGCCTGGCTGAATTGTGTGATAACAGAACTTGCTTCCTGGGTGTTTGCTCCTGAAAGTTTAAGGCCAGTTGAAACAGCCTCGGTAATTTTCAGAACTTCATCAGAGCTATACCCGTATTCGCGCATTGAAGCTGCTGCGCGTGAAAAAAGGTTTGCGTTATCGGAAAATGCCGTGCCGGTTCGCTGGCTAATTTCCATTAACTGGCGCTGAGTGACTGCAAAATCCTCAGCAGAAGATGATGCCTGCTTAAGGCGCGCGTTTACAGAATTCCACTCATCGGCAATCTGAACAAGTTTACCAGTTGCAAAAGCTGCCGTAGCTGCGGCGGCGGCCCTTCCTGCTGATGCAAATCCATCAGTAAGGTCGGATAATGCTCTTTCGCTTTCGCGCGCTGCGGCTGCGGACTGTCGCCCGCCATTTTGCATGGTGCGGTAATAGTCCTGACCCATGCGCGATGCGCGGGATATTTCCGTCTGGAATGATTGCGAGTTAGCGGAAATTTTGATTATCAACTCACGTAATGTTGCCATCAATTTTCTCCAGGCGAAAAAAAAGCCCGCTAAGCAGGCTTTTTGTTGTGATATTAACTTTCCGGGTTATCTAAAAATTCTCTCAGGGCTTGCGACTTATTGCAGGATTCTTTATTAATCGACATGCCCATCTCTTTTTGTTTCTTACAGAAATAGAAGTAGTCATCGTTTGTTTTTATGTAACCCATGAATTTATAAAACGCTTTACTACAAAGCTCAGGGTTAGCATGTTCAGCACAAACCGTAGAAGTATAACTCTGCAGTTCGCTTGATTCTAATGGCGCTAATGTTTGAGTCGCGTTTGATATAGGGATAAGACAAAAACATAATATAAATAGAACTAATTTTTTCATTTGCTTTACCAATTATAAAAAAACCGATCCTATTCTTTTATGGTTGATTTGTCACTGAGTCGCGGCAGTAAGCGCCTCTTCAAGACCAGCAAAGGGGTCTTCAGGTGCTGATTGCTCGCCACCATCCCAGCGCAGGATTGCATCTTCCAGAGGCACCTTTACCCCCTGAGAACCGTAAACGGCAGAGACTATCTGTGCGGCCTGAATATCACCACGAACATCTCCAACAGGGCTTTGCCTGTCGAACTCAATCCACATCAGAAGCTCGCTTGCTGTCATGCTCTGCCTAAGCTCTGAGAGCGTGCGCCCCATGCGGAGCGCAAGCGACATCAGGAACTTTACGCCAGGGGTTGAGACTTTTCCCGCGCTTCTTCCGCGTTGCTGATCAGGTCAAGGGCCTGTTTAAGCAGGCGCGAATGCACGGGGCCGTAAATTTCGCGGACCTGCTCTTCTTCGTCGACGCTGAAGACCGGTTGCTTATCGGTGTCGCACAGGACGTCAATGAAGAGAACCACGTCAGCGCAAAGGTTACGGTGCGCCTTTTCAGATACCGACACATTTTCATCATCAGCACCCGCTTTCACCACTTCCTGCCAGCGCAGCCAGGCTTCACCAGACGGCTCACGGAGAACCACTTTGACGCCTTCCCACTCAGGAACGGCGACCGTCTTATGACGAAAGCCCGACATCTTTGCCAGGGCGAGGTTTTTAATATTTTTCATGCAACCCCTCAGGAACCAGATTCGATGTTTTCAGGCTTACCCTTCAGGCGCAGGGAGAATGTTGCCGCAACTACGCCGTTGGTACCGGAAGACCATGTGTGCTGGCGGATTTCAGCCAGGAACTTAAAGCCCCTGCCGGACGGGAAAATGACCTGGAAAGCGTAGGTCGTATCGTTGTCATACGCATCGCGCAAGGCGTCCTGCGCCGGATTCTTATAGAAGTTACCGGAAAGAGAGATTTCTGACGGCGAAGGCAGACCGTTAATGTTCTCCTGCTCGGTAGAGCAAAGAGTTGTTACGTCAATATCCTGCTTCTGACCGCCTGTGAACTGAATTTCTTTGATGGTGCAACTCAGATCGAGGAAGGTTGCGGAGTCCATCGTTTCTTTGGTGGCTGGCGCAGAGGAAATAAGGATCTTCGTCAGCTGCGATTTTTCGTAAAGTGCAGACATAGCTGTCTCCTGGAAAAAGAAAACCCGCCATTAAGCGGGTTCGTTTGGTGAATGATTTATCAGGGGGTAACTTTAAAATCCAGGGTGGCGCGGTAGAGCCGATAATCTGGTTCGTATCCGGGGATTTTTACCACCTCTGTAGGGTTTAACGGCTTAAGCGAAGCGAGCGCCAAATCTCTCAGAGAGCGTGATTCAGCGATCGAAGTGGAATACACATCGACCTGAACGGAAACCCTGCTCTCTGCCTGGCCACACAGCACGTCAGCGGAAACATCATCGACGATGGAAAAGATAATCCAGGGTGGAGAGACCGACGGTTTCCCGTCACTACCTAATGGCGCAACATAGGGATATACCCGACCTTCTGCCAGGGGAGAAAGCAAGGCGTAGATATTATCTTCATTCACTTGCTCAATACCTCATCAATAGCCTGATTCATCCTGGCAATGGCGACGCTGGCGGCCTCTTCCTCGCGAGTATCGTAAGCGGGTCTCACAAACGGATGCGCAGGCATGTTCGCGGTACCCAGCTCTACAAAGCGCCAGTAAAAGGCGTTTTTCGGGTTATTCGCCTTCATGGTGTTATCGCTGTTGCCGGTGCGAGGGTTAACGCCACGGATATGCACGCCAGAAGAGATTTCGCCGCGGCGTCGACTTTTCTGTGTCACCACTACCACATTTTTTTTCAACTTACCGGTACGTACCGGTGCGCGGGCGATCACCTCTTCTTTGAGTACTTCGGCCCCGGCGCGCGTGGCATCGCGCAGAACCTTGTTATTTTCAGCGCGACTGAGCGCCTCAAGGTCTTTTGCGATGTCGGCCAGTCCGGAAAAATCAAGGCTCGTTCCGATCACTTTTCAGCTCCTGTTTTACACAGAATTTCCAGGCGAGTACCGTTCGGGTTGGCGACAGGTGGACCGATAATATTCAGTAATTGGCCTTTGTATGGGCCGCTGAGCACCTCTACGCGGGAGGAAGCATGTACCTCAGGCCTGAACCGCATCCAGATGCGAATCGTTGCCTGTGCCATCTCCGCGCCACCTGACATTTGCTCTCTGCCGCTGATCCCTTTCACCTCTGCCGGAACCGGATCGCCACCACTCCATGACTCCACTGGCTGCCCAGATGAATCCCGGGAGGTTGTGAAGTTCAGGATTTTAACCCTGTGCCTGAATCGTCCAGGTTCCATCAGGAGCCCTCCTCAGGTTCCGCTTTGCCGCGCCAGTTGCGATGAATAAACATCATTCGCTCAGCAGCAGCATTTTCGTAAAGCTGAACCTCGCTTTGTGCGGTCCGGTGTTCGAACATGTCAGCAAATACCAGAAGCACAGCTCCCTTAACCGCTGCCGGAATATCACCTGGCGCCTTCCATGCTGGCTCGTCACACCATCGATAGCAGTAGTCAAAGGCTGCCTGGGCGTAAAGCGTGATCAGCTCGTCCCGGTCATCTTCTTCAAACTCTATCTGCTGCTTAAACAGGTTGAGGCCGATAACCTGCAGAACATCTATCGCCATACGTTAAAAGGGCGGGTTACCCCGCCCTCCCCCATCATGAGCCAGAAGAGAAAGTACCCTTGATGATTGCTGTCGGGCGATAGTGAGCCAGCGCCAGGCGTTCTTCACACAGGATGGTCAGCATGTTTTTCACGAAGTTGTCGCGGTCTTCACGGCTGACTTCCACGGTGGCATCCATGCGATCCCAGACCTGAGACGCCATGTCGAAACCGCCGACGGTGAAGGTGCCGGCTGCCTGCGCCTTAGTCGGAACGACCGGCAGGCCCCACATGATATTGCTGGTGAATGCCTGTGGGCCACCGAAGAGATAACGACCTTCGTTGTCTTTCAGCAGCGCGATGTTGTGCCAGTCGCGCGGGTTAAGGACAATGCCGGAGGCGCTGAACTCGGACTCGGTCACCTGATAAATAGCGTGAGCGATGATGTCCGCGCGGGTATCACCGGTGACATTCAGCGATGTGTCGTAGGCGGTGGCCACTTTGTTCAGACCTTCCAGGTTATCCCCGCTGCCGTCGCCGTTCAGCAACTGACCTTCTTCCTTCAGCGCCAGACCGTACATCAGGCGGTCATTGACGTAGGACTGCAGCATCGGGGCGTCGTCCATAACCTGGCGCGAAGCCTGCACCCAGTGGGCGATGGTTTTGACGTTGGCGGTCTGCTTGCTGAAGGTGATATCCGATTCAGGCTTAAGCGCCTTTTCAGCGACCACATCGGCGCTATTGGTAAACACCTCTTCGCGCACGTACTCCAGTGAGTTACTGGAAATACGACCCTGTGCCAGCAGGTCACGAATGGTCAGGCGGCGCAGACCCGGCATGATAATGCCCGGAACCTGCATCGGCTGGATCAGGCTGCCAGCAGATGCCGCAGTACTGCCCAGGGATTTATTGAAGGTCTTCGCATCGAAGCTGCCTTTGCTGCCGTTCCAGGACTTCTGCAGCTCTTCAGCTGCACGCTCAGAGAAGGATTTCTTCTCACCTGGGTTTTCGGCACCGGAAGCCAGTTTCTGTTCCAGATCGAAAAGGCGGGTACCGGATTTGCTCAGCTCTTCCTGTACTTTCGCCAGATCGGACTGCAGCTGTTTGGACACCACGCCGGTGCTTTCGATTTCTGCTTTCTGGGCATCGAAAAGCTGAGTCATTTTCAGCTGGGACTCTTCGATGGCTTTTTGAATTTGAGCGAGTTCAGACATAATTATTTTCCTAAATTAGAAGGGAAGGATTTGATGCTCTCAAGCAGAGCGTTGATTTGTGCTTCGTTTCCGTCGCCCTCGGACTCGCTCCGAATCGCTGACTTAAACCGGGCTATTAACCCAACTGCCTGTGATTTGGTGAGACCGACTGAATCCCTCAGCCAGTTCTCCACGTCACGGATCGTTTCAATGCCATCGACACTTTTCATGGCTGCAATGCCAGCCTGTTCGTTGGCCGGGAAGGTGCAGACGCTGATTTCACGCAGGGCCTGGATATTCTTAAAAATGCGACCAGTGGGAATGATGGTGTAATCATCTTTAGCAACCGAAAACCCAACCGACATCCCCTCAACCGTACCGTGCTGCATTGCCGCCTTAAGGTCAGTAGCGCCACTGTGCCCTGGCGTCAGTTGGCCGCGCACATAGAGGCCTTTATCGTCCTCGGCGAGGCTGTCCCACTTTCCAACCGGCAATTCCCATGTTTTGTGGTTGAAGAACATCGCCACTTTTCGGGTCTGGTTGGTGAGCGCGTTTTTGAAAGCGCCGGGCAGGATGATGTCGCCGTCAGAGTCGGTGTTATTGAAAACAGATGCGTATCCTTCGAAAATGCCCTGCTTCCCGTCACCGGTGAACTTGATTTCTGTCTCGTCGAAAGACAGCGTTTTTACGATCTCAGGCATCGTGGCCCCCATAAAAATTAAGCCCCGTCATTGCGGGGCTCTTTGTTGGTTCCTAAATCGGTGATCGGCACGTATTGCGACTGCCGCATTGCCACATCGCCGCCAGGCAGCGGCGGGAGGTTATCCGTTCGCCGCATCTCGTTGATCGTGCGAAGCCCTGCCTCTCCCATCGCCTTCATGAATGCAGCGCGGGAGGCAGAATCACCTCTCAACAGACCATCAAGATTGTGCTCAGCATGAATGCGGCCAACGTCCTTCGCCGGGATCAGCCATCTCTGAATGCTGTTTTCCCAGCGCGAGATATAGGGCTGCAGGGTGTACTGCAGGAAGCCGAGATTCTGCTGCTCGATGCCCGATCCCCAGCTCGTTGACTTCTCAACGTCGCCAACAAGGTGAGGCGGTACGCCAAAAAATCGGGCCAGTTCGCTAACCTGGAATTTTCGGGACGCCATCATTTCGGCATCCTGAGGTGTCACGCCAATTGCCGAAGTAGAAAAGCCCGCTTCCAGAATCCAGAGGCGTTTTTTTACCGGGCCGCCAGCGATCTCTTTGAAGTTCTCTTCAACCTGCGAACGCTGCTGCTCAGTTAGCACCTTTTCGCCAGTAGAGAGGATTTGGGGTGATTTGGCACCGTTCGCAAAGAAATCTCGCTGCTGATCTTCCATCGCCACCGCCACGCCTGCCGATTTACAGGCAAACGCGATAGGTGAGAGGCCGACCAGCCCCGTAAATCCGAAGCCTTTAAGGTGAAAAATGTCTTTCTGTGAAAAGTTGGCGTACTCGCTATCGCGCTGATAGCGATAAACCACGTTTTTACCGACCATCTTCACATCCATATTGGCGGACTGAAGCGGTATCAGGCTGATCACGTCGCCAGCGCTGTTACGATCAACCAGCGCATAGGCGTTCCCGTAGAAACAAAGCTGCATTGTCATGGCCTCCCTGAACTCCTGGGCGGTCATGTACTGATTGGGCGAATAGCGCAACAGGCGAGCCAGCGGGTTGTTCAAGCCGACTTTTTTTCGGTTGTCGCTCTGGTCAGTTTCGAATACATCCAGCGGAAGACACGCAGTGAGCGTCGAAATCAGGCTAACGCAGCGCCACACCGTCGATATTTGCAGTATCCGTTCATCGTTAATGGATGAATCGCCCAGGTGGCCGTGGGCCGAAACTGGCCCCGTTTGCGAGCCTTGATTTGGGGTGACTAAACGTCCGCCGACAAACCAGGACTGCAGCCTTGCCCACCAGCCGTTATTGGTTCGTAGGTCAATCGTGTATTTAGGTTCTTCCATCACATGCTCAGCGGTCGGAAAATGAAGTCCTCGAAGTCACCACCCTGTTCGGTAACTTCCCCATTGGCAGCACCAACGGACATTGTCATTGCGACCATGCCATCGATACGACCTGTTGCTTTTGATTTATCGAGTTTGCGGTTGCCGGCAGCATCTTTCACGATCACCGCGTTCACGGCGCACATCGTTAATACCGGGTGCATACCATGCCTCACCCGCCCGTTAAGCATCAGCGATTCAAGGGTGTCCACTGCTGGCCCCATATCCTTGAAACCCTGGCCGAACTCGACCAGAGGGAGGCTCAGCCCGATGGCGTCCGCCTCTTTCCTGAACTGGTCAATGCGCCAGCGGTCAAAGGCCATCGAGGTAATATCGAAATCACCGATGATTGAGGCGATATCAGCGACCACGAATGAATAATCCACGGACGCGCCAGGCGTCGTGCGTAAAAGGCCTTCTCTGACCCAGACGTCATACGGCGCGCGGTCTGTTTTGGTGCGTTCTTCAAGCGTCTTTTCAGGTGTCCAGAAGAAGGGGAAAACATCCCAGACACCATCTTCTGCTTCACCAGCAATGACCAGCGCCGTTAAATCGTTCCTGGCTGACAGATCCAGCCCGGCATACCATTTCCGCGCCGTGTTCTGCGGTAAGCCGCCGCACAGCTCCCACACGCTGCGGGATATGAACGGTGATACTGTAGACACGCGCTGGTTCAGGTTCAGGTTTCGGAAGGTGTTCTCGAAACTTGGCATGCGTCCCGCTTTTTCTGCCTGGCGCGCCATGTCTTTTTCAGACCTGAACGTACCAAGCGCCGGATTAGCGGCAAGCCATGATTCACGCTTACTGATATCCGCCTCTTTGGGGGCCTCGTAAACGTGACAGACGATGTGCGGATCTTTCGATTTAACCGCGTCATCTATCCAGATGCTCAGCAGGTCGGCATCGTTCGCCGCCTGGGTGCTGATAACAATCAGCAGCGGGCTTTCATGTGCGCCCTGAGCCGTGGTTATGGCGTCGATAAAATCATCCTGCGGCCCCCTTACCTGCCCGGTTTCATCCAGAATCGCAAGGATGGGCGAAAGGCCGTGTGTAGTTTTACCCTCAGCAGATAAAGCCTTGTACTCAACGTTACACAGCAACCCGATCAGCTTTTTGCCGCTGGGCGTTATGTGAACCAGCTCCTGCAGCTTAGGATTGAGGTTAACCATCTTCACTGCCAAGTTAAAAACAATGGCCGCCTGCTCCCGACTGAGAGCGCCGCTGACGATCTGCGTGTTCTGTACCGCTTCGGGTCCCACAAGATGCGCCAGCAGGATCCCGGCAATCAGCCCTGTTTTACCGTTTTTACGGGCGATGCTGAGTATCGCCATGTCCGTACCGGCGGGGTTGTCGTAAATCGACAGGATGAATTTTTTCTGAAAAGGGTCGAGCCGCATTGGCTGCCCGATTAGCTTGCCTTCAGGCACGATGCAAAAGCGCTCAATGAACGCTATTACGCGCTCACCTCGCGTCATAGTCTTTTATCCGTGTTTGGGAAAGGCGATCAGGTTGTCGTCCTGGTCCTGATGCTCTGCTCGCGTGTCCCGGGCAGCGCGATCATTCTGGTTGCGTTTCTTCTGGTCGCGGCTTTCGCCGTTGGTTGCGTGGGAATGGATCTGCAGGTCACGTCGCTGTGCCAGGATGGTTCGCTGCAATTCTGGAATTTGCTTCCGCAGGTCTTTAATCAGGGCCTCGTTTCTGCCTTCACCGCGCACGCGCTCTTCTTTGCGCAAATCTCTGCGTAAAACGGTGATATAGAGCTGGTTATTTGCCAGTTCTACAGCGGCCAGAAGGTCGGCGGGTGTCCAGCTGTCCAGGGCTTTCGATCTGATATTGTCATGCCAGAATGGTTCGGCTTTTTTCTCCAAACCTGCATGGGACGGCGGATCGATGGTGTCCACTGCTGCATTATTCATGGCCTGAATCGCCGCCGCCGAACTGTCGGAGCGGGTTCGTTTATCTGCCATATGTCAACACCTTAAAACGGAAAAAATCGGGTTAGCGTTAAAATCAAACTTTGGCGGCGGTCATTTGGGGCAAAGGTTTTGAAGATTTGATCCCCCCCCTACCCCTGATGCGATTCATTCTCATTTGATATCATTGCATTTGAAATGATTTCATTTGAGGCCTATCCCCTGCTTCATCGCCGCGCTAGGCCGAGTCTTTTTCTACCTGCAGGAGGACTGGATTGATCTTCTCAGGTTCAGGCCATAAGTGACCCGATACACTCAGCGTCGGTACGTCCTGGCCGACTGAGTGGGAGAACTCTATCGAGGTCACGCCCTTCATTACCACGCCATCGATCACCAGCTGAACAAACTTACCGTCGCGGTATTCAATACTGAGGTCTTTCATTACGTGCTCCAGTGAGACGCAGGATCGAGTGGGTAGCCGTTGGCATCACAGCCGATGACTGTGCCGCTCTTCTCCATTCTCTGCTTAGTTGAGTCGTGGTGCGCTTTGCACAGTGGCTGCCAGTTCTGTTTACTCCAGAACAGGTGCTGTGCCTTCGAGATGGCGAGCGGGTTACCCGACTTAAGCGCATCTTTAAGTTTGTGCGGTTCGATATGGTCAACAACAGTGGCCGCCGTTATGCGACCCTGCTGCTCGCACATCACACAGAGCGGGTGCTGCTGCAGGAAACGCAGGCGGGCCTTATCCCATCGGCTGCCATATATGCGGGGCTCTTTGCTCATGCCAGTCTCCATGCGCGGCGGCGTTCTGTCCTCGGCTCGTTGTCCGGGTGGCGCTCAACCGTCGGCAGGTCAGCATGATCCACCAGCGAATAGCACGGGTAGATCACTCTGCCGCCGTAGGCCTCACCGACGGCGTAATCAGCTGCCAGCGTTTTATTCCATGAGTTGAGCATACTCGCCAACCTGCCCGGGGGTGGGCTATAGCAGACACCGTGAATCAACTTACTCATCACGATGTGATCACCACATAGGCGATCAGCATCCACCAGCATTCCGGCTATTTCTTTTTGATACTGCGGCGGTCGGCCAGTACCCAGATAAAAGCTCAGCATGTCGTCAGGAAAACGGGCCAGCCAATCAATCACCCGGTCGGTAAAACCAGAAACGGGTAGAGCGTCGTCTTCCAGCACCACTACCCGGCAGGATTGCTCTGCAGCCCATTCAAGCGCACGCCGGTGATTCCAGTTCGCGCCTCGCTTTGCTTCATCCATGAAGATATGGGCGTTAAGCTGGTCAGCCAGACACAGTGCTTGTTCTGCTCGTAAAGGATGTGCGATCACAACATAGGCAATATCCATTAAATAAACCTCGCCCCAAATATATTAAGGAGGTAATCTCGCAAAAAAACAGGGGGCATTATGAAAGACTTGATTCTCGGTGTGATTGCTAAAATTTCCAAAATGGATGCTGAAGCTAAACAGCTTGCGGCTAAGGTAGAAGCTCAGTCTCTGTTAATTGGTGCGCTTTTACTGACCATTGGAAAAAATGGCGGTATGAATGAAATGCTTGAGAATGTTAGGAAAGCAATTAATGCAGCTTTTGACGCATCGGATACACCGCTTAAGTCTGACGCTGAAATCTTATTGAATGAGTTCAATAATCTTATTGTATTAACACAGCTACTTGAGACCAACGATTCAGAAATTGACATCGAATCGTTAAAGGAAACCCCAGACGAAACAGCCAAAGACTAAAGTTTAGTTCTTAGAGCTGGGGTTAAGGCTCCAGCCTCTACTTATGTCTCCACCATGCCACCTCCTTACCGAAGCCATCCGTTTTGAAGATAGTATGGACCTTAGGGCCAGTAACGACACGATCACCGAATGACTTTGCAGCCATACCGTACGCGCCCATGTCCACCAGCGTGGCGGGAGCTGTTTCCATCTTCCAGAAACGGTGGCTTTCAATGAGGTAATGCTGACGGATGATGCGGTGGGCAAACTCCATTACATCTTTACGGCTGCCACCAAGAAGGCCAGCGTTAAGCAGTGGTTCATCCCGATGCAGTTCAATGAACTCGCTATACGCTTTGCCGTGGTGGTTTGCTTTCATCCACTCGTCGGCATAGGTCTTGTGCTCAGAGCCAACATAGATTTTACCCGGCTCCATTTCCGCCCAGGGCTCTCGCAGCATCTCAACGTCTGTCCCGTCAGTACACCAGACAAGATGGTATTCAGGGTGGGCACGAAGATACTGATAGATATGCAGCCAGCGCGCAAAGTAAGGGCTCATGTCTAATGCGGGTACCTCGCACAAGCTGGCACCGCTGGGAGACTCTTTTAGTTCGTCAGCCAGGACAACCGGAAGCGCGCCGGATATTGAGTCTGCCCAGGACTGCAAAGCCTGCGGGTCGGGTTTCATCTTCCCGCCGCGCTGTGGGTCTGGCTGACTTGTGAGTAGCGTCGTAATCACCAGATTTGGATTTCTGCTGTACGAGGCAAAGCCGGTATAACCGCTGTCGCGTCGAGCGTTGAAGATGCCAACGTTTCTTTTTACCAGTGCCTCTCGGTCAGGCCGTGGAATTGAGCGCACGCCCTCTTCGTACTCGTCCATTGAGTGAATCAGCTTTTCAGAACCAACCACATCAGCGAACGCCCACGACGTTAAACCAGCGTTGTGAATCCGAAGCGCCAGATCGGGATGCTCGTACATGCCGCGACCGTATACCAGATCGAATCCGCCGACCTTCTCAATGGCACTACGGTGGTAATACAGCATCACGCCGCGCTGCCCAGTATAAGCCACATGCTGATCGTCACGGTAAAGCACCGAAAGGTCATTCAGCTTATTGCGGCCAGCCAGATCGAGGAACTGGTAAGCCAGATGTGGCTCGGGTGATTCGATGTAGGGAAGATGCCAGTTATCGGCGATGGGCCAGGCGTCATCATCCCACAGAAAAAGATGCTCACACCCTGCATCCATCAGCGCGGTCAGGCTGGCGTTCTTCGAGGCGACAATGCCGAGCGATGATTCATGGCGAAGCAGCTGCACGCCGTCGGGCACTACCGCTGTAGGTTTTGAGCCATCATCGATAACAACCACCAGCGCACCCGGGGGTAAAAACTTAATATGCTGAGTCAGGGCGCGGCTCAAAACGTCAGCGCGGTTGTGCGTCGTTATAGCAATGCCGATTCGAGAGGAGGTAGCACCAGCCGGTACATACGCTACTCCATCAATAGAGACTTCCATAAAAGCCCCTTAGCGACCGCCGCGGTTATTCCAGAGTAAGCCGCCAGGCTTCGTCGCTTTCTGAAGGGCATCATTTACCGCATCCACCACAGCTTCACGCATTTCTTCTGAGAGAACGATCTTTGTTGAATTGACAGTAATAGTCTTATTGCTTCCCGCGGTCCGCTCGCTCGGATCCTTCTGGACTTTAACGGACCAATGCGCGCTTTGGCATTCATCAATCTTTGAACTTTCGGACATTCTTTTTTCCTTTTAGACGTGAGCCTGTCTCACACAAGTCCTCCAAGAGCAACGGATTGCCCAAGCTCCCAGCTGAAAGACTCTCTTAGATGTGCGCGTGCGAAGCGCTTTGAGTGATTTACTTAATAACTTTAACCTGCTTCAAAATTTCGAATCATGGCTTAGTAAAGTCAAAGAATTAAACGTAAGAACGTCGTATTTTGAATTGCCCACAACAAACTAATAGGATTCAAAATGCCTGAACTCGTTGATCCAACAGATGCATTAATTAGTTTTCAGCACGCTTTTTCAAATGGCTTGATTAAACCTTCACCATGTGTAGTTCACCCAAGTATGAAAGTGCTTCTGGATGATGCCGAGGGCACCCCCAGGTTTACTTATGCATTCTTTCAAGGAGAAACTGTTAAAGGTGTTGCTGTTTATGTCCCTGCAGATTTTGTAGAAGGGAAGCCGTGTTTTGGCGTTGGCTATGCAGTAGCTGATGAATATAAAATGCAAGGCATCGGTACTCAGCTTCTCATCGCCAGTATCGAAGAAATGCAATACGGATTTAGAAATTCCTTCGATGAATTCTATGTAGAGGCTATTGTCGGGGTTGAAAATCAGGCGTCTAACAAATTAGCTGCAAAAATTTTATCTGATACACCTGAGCCAGGGAATGATTCTCACTCTGGAAAACCTATCCATCAGTACTTGAAGCTTTTCAAAACCACAAAGTAACTGCTATTCGGGCGCATATTTTTGCGCCTTTGCAGATTTGCAGCTCGCCAGCCACGCTTTGTTATGCGCCAGGATGTCTTTCTTCGTCTGCTTATCCAGCACATCAATATCATGATCGGTCAGGTAAATTGGCTTCACCCAGTCACAGGCGGTATCAACTACCACCGTGGCGCTGCCACGAGTCACGCAGCTCGCGATCAACATCGTCGCCAGGCATATGGTTAACAGTCTGCTGTACATTGCTGGCCTCTTTCGTTGCTTCAACCCTGCGTTCTGCCACAGCGACCGTGGCCGCGGCGTTATCTTCGGTTCGCTGCTGGTCTGCTTTTGCTTCGGCTTTGCTGGTGCCGCGAACGTGGCCCAGGCCAAAAGCGCCAGCAATGGCTGCTATCACTGCCGCGGCCAGACCGATGATCGTTTCAATACCCATATTGACCTCACACCAGCACGGATTTTGCCAGGTTGAACAGAATGCGCCGTTTATCCAGCCCGTTGCGGCCGCCATTGATGATCAGCGTTACGCGCTCAACATCGCCGGAATGAAGAAGGCAGCCGCGAGATGCGTAGAACCATGCCGCTGATCGGGCAGCGTAGACATCCTGCTCCAGCAGTTCCGGGTGGGTCACAAGATCCAGCTTCAGCGCCAGGCCGCAGCTGCGATAGTTGCTCAGCCCGGTGATCTGCTTCAGTCCGCGCCCGCGGTATTTCCACCCATCGCCCGCCACCTGATTACCCAGGTTCTTTTTGCCCCACTCATTCCCGTAAACCAGATTGGCGATTGCCTTCTGGTTTGCCGGTTGCATTGCCGTTCTGCCGAGGGCAGCGGCCTGCTGTGCGGTAATGCGGTGACTACCGAACGTTGGTACCAGGCTCTCAGCTGCATAGTTCAGGTTTTCAACCACCCGTGTAAACCCGGCAGACTCATGCCCCATCTGGGCAATAAACATGGCCTGATCGAGCGGAGCGGTTATACCGTACTCTTTCATTGCAGCGTCAATATGCGGAAACCAGCGCGCGGCCAGCCCGGCGCTGATACGAGCCGCCTTTTGAAATTGTGATTGGTTCATTAGTGCCTCAGTTGATCAACCAGACGCGCAACGTTGCCCCTGACGGCCACCAGCACGGAAAGGAAAAGGACGTTGGCCCCAATGGTAGCCCACGATGAATGAGGATAAATGCCGCAAAGGTAGGCCAGTGGCACGGCGCTGTACGTGACAGTAATCAACCATGCCAGGCGGGAAACCCACGGGCGATGCCGTGAATCACCCCGGCGGTAAAACATCAGAGTCAGAACTACGCCAGCGCAGATCAGCGCGTTGATAGTTGCTGTCGGGTCATTTAGAACCACCTGAACCTCCCCGGCGCGTTATCAGCGCCACCAGCGAGCCGACATCCTGGTTATTCAGGAACGTCAGGATTTTGACGGCTAAAGCAGAAACGATAACGGCACCAATGGCGTCCAGGGGTTTGTCGCTGTAACCGGTCAGGTTAGCCAGCTTCGACCCGACCAGGCCGGAGCACAGAATGCCAGCGATATAGGACACGATAAAATAAGCAAGTCGGCGTGCTGCGCCCAGGTCGGCTGCCGTGGCGATATAAAATACCGCCCCTGCAAATGCGCCAAAAACTACACCGTAATCGGTCCCGGTCAGCAGTCCATAAACGCTTGCCCCCGCCAGGGTGCCACCGGCTAACCCCGTGCCGGAAATTGGATCGGACATTGGTCCCCCTCAGTGCTGTGAATCCTCTCAAGATGAGGGGAAAGAAGGCCGCTGTGCGGCTGGGTGTCACTCTGTCAAAGGCCATCGGAATGACCTTTTGCACAGTGTTATTTACTGGATTTAATCAGGGGCCAAAGGAGCGCAATAACCCCGGCCACCATCACACCATCAGCAAGGATGGACATCATTTTGCTGGTGAAGTCGATAGCCACCACCAGGCATAACAACACCCCGGCGGCGGCCCAGCGGAGATTGCCGATCACAGATACTGATCCAGAGGAAGCTGCAGCGCCTGGGCAATCTTTTTCAGCTGCTTCTCTTCGTCTTCGCCAATACCGTCGTTGTCGGCGACATCAAGGCACAGACAGAGAACATCAACCGCATCTGGCGTTCCCGCCACATCACCGAGTTCACGCATTGCCTGCGCATTGGCAGAACGTGGTGAGGCTTCATACTGAGCACGGATGTTGCTGCTCATACTGGCGATCTCACCAGCAAATGCAGAAAACGCTGGTTTTGCCTGGATGGTTTTTTCGAGCGTTGCAATCTCTGAAGCGTCGCAGGTGCCGTCGGCATATGCGATTGAGTAGCAGCCCCAGACGGTCGCTTCTACTGCGTCGCGGTTTTCCATCTTCTTCACTTCGACGATTGCTTTGCGTGCTTTCTTTTTGAAGATACCGAACATAGTGACTTTCCTTTTAGCGGGTGAGCCAGCGCTCAGGAATGATCGGCCCACAGAGACAGTCACACCGACCGTTCCCTATGGCTCACCCCTGAAAGGCTCTGTGGTTGGATTGCGCCGAGCGTGGCGCGAAGAATTACAGGCATAAAAAAACCCGCACAGAGGCGGGTTTGATGTCGTGCAGGCGTAATATCCCACGATGGAAAGCATACAGGACAACTTTATGCAAAGTCAACGCTATCGTGCAATAAAATGTCGCTATTTGTTCCGATCACATTAATAAGCTGTAGCCTTCTCGAATTCCACAGCGGCTTGCCGCTCTCCCTGGCGCAGCGTGTCCGCCAGCATTTCATAGAATGGTTTCCAGTTTCGTGACCATGAGGACTGATGGAGATCCGGGAGACGCTTCAGAATGGCTCGGTGTGCCGTGGCAGAAGAGACAGCAGAGAAGCCATTACCAGAGCAGCGGCCACAGGTTTTAAACACCGGAGCCCCCTTTTCCTTCGTCGCGGCACGGTCGAGCACCTCGCCTTTACCTCCGCAGCGGCAACGGGCATGGATCACCCTCTTACCTCCGCAGGTACCGCATGTACGTTTTACCGACTCACGCTTGATCTTCGGGGCTACAACTTCAGCACCGTCTGCATCGAAAATCCCCGGGTGCTTGATTACATCCTCGAGCTGGGACGTAAAACCGGTACCGCTGCAGCTGCTGCACGCCGCGCTGGTGGCCGCCGAACGGGAATAATCAGCAAAGGCAAATTGCGCCAGTACCTGCATGCACCAACCGAACTCACCACCAGCTGCTTTACGCACGTTCTTTGGAGCGGAATCCATCGCATAACGGGCCAGCGCCTGAACCGCGAGCTGCTCATCTGTTTTACTGATCCCGGCCTTCCCGAAGAACGCCGCCAGGCCGAAACGTGCACGGCTGCTGGTGGTGCCGATGGCCGCCATGACATCAGTACCTGTGAGGCGATCCGGAGAGGTTCCTTTTACGTTGTCGCTGATATGCATTCCCTGAGGACTAAAATGTTTAAGTGCTGCTTCCAGTTTCATGCGGCCACCTGCTGTTTTTTATAGAAAACCATTTCACGAACCTGATCGCCGTTCATGAGCATGTCGTTAAAATCCCCATTATCCGGCCAGTAGATACTGACCTTTTCGAGGTCGTTTTTTGCCATCAAATTGGCATGAGCACATTCCATAGCAGCCGCTAAACCGGTAGCACTGTTGACGTCACGGTCTGCAAAAATGATGAAGTTCTTCACGCCAGCTGGCACACGGAATTTCTTCATGAATCCGCTGGTCATGGTTGCCCAGGTGTTGACCCCGTAAAGCTGGTGCGCTGACAGGGCTGTTTCGATGCCCTCGGCGATGCCCAGCGTGGTGGAAACGGGGAACATACGGATCGCCACCGAACGGGCGTGATCCAGGTAACTTTCTTCCTGAAGTGATTTTTGACGCTTCGCCCCTGATGAATCTTTCAACTGAGCCTTCCGGTTTCCGTCCAGCAAGGTTCTGTGCAGATAGCAAAGCTCGCCCTTGTCATCTGTTGCGAGTGAATACAGGCTCTGGAAAACCTTACCGCCGTAGCGCTCATGGTCGTTGAATCTGATAGCGTCCTGCGGAAGCTGGTAGACACCACGGGAGCTGAGATACTCAGCGCCGGATGTGCCGCGCAGCGGTGCAAGCTTCGAAAACTTACTGATCACCCTTTTGCGCAGGCTGCCAGCGTTACTGGTGACCGGTATTTTTTCCCGAGCAAAGGTATTGCCGATCAGCTCGTCGATTTCACGGCAGATCTCATTGAAGGGTTTGCCCTGGGTTTGCGTAACCAGTTTTAATCCATCACCGCTGCCGCAGGTACAGATCCAGGTGCCGGCACCGTCACGATCATCGATACGGAACTTACCAATTGAGTCACATAGCGGGCATTTGCCTTTGAAGTGGTTTTTGCCGGTGATCGGCGGAAGCCCATAATGTTCAAAAATCATGGCCCACTGGCCTTTAGCCGCTGCTGCCGTCTTCATGCTTGTTTCCCTAACTGCTGCCTGATTTCGTTAATCGTGTTATGCGCGTGGCGAATACGCGAAGTCGCAGGTTCTGCTGCTACATCCTGCTGGCGTTTAGCCTTCCCTTTCACAAAGGCGATCTGTTTGTGCCTGATGAAGTTCGAAACCGTAGGGGTGATGTCCATCGGGTAGTCGCTCAGGCCGTTGGGCCACTCTCCGAAGCGATCATGAAAAGTGTGCTTACACCACCCATCGCTTACCGGCTTTTTTCCCAGAGATTCACGCTGACGCTGGTAAAACTTGATCTGGCTCCACCAGGCCTGTTTCTCGGCATTTGTGGGCTGGCGCTGCTCGGTACCCAGCTTTTTGAGCTTGCGCCCGGTGTCTGTATCAATATCTTCACCGGCCAGCGGCTTGTGACCGCATTTCGGGCAGACGTAGACGCCAGCTGGTTTCATGTAATGGCATTGCGAGCACTCGTGTGGCAGCTTCTCTTCGCGTTCTTCAGCTGCGCGGCGCGCGCTTTCTTCCATACCATCTGATTTGCCGGGCAGATCGTCATACTCGATGGAATCCGGATAACCCAGGCGGTGTACGGTGCCGCTGTGATCGAAGATGAGGCAGGACTCTTTGCCCGGCGCGGTGCGCAGACCGCGGCCCAGCGCCTGCAGCCAGCGGATTTCGCTTTTGGTTGGCCTGGCGTAAATGATGCAGCGAACGTCGCTGTCGAACCCGGCCACCAGGACGCCCACGCTGACGATGATTTTGGTAGCGCCGGTTTCAAAGCGATGAATGATGGTCTGACGATCCTCCACAGGAGTGTCGGCGGTCATAACCTCGGCGTTAACACCAGCCTGGTTAAACCGGATAGTCAGGAAATTGGCGTGGGCTACGTTCACGCAGAACGCGATTGTCGGCAGATCCCGGCCATGCTCCAGCCAGTTCTGGACGATATCGCCCACCAGCGTAGAGCCGCACATAATCTCGGCCAGCTGCGTCTCGTTGTAATCGCTGCCGAACTCCAGTGATGGGGCCGATTTTACGCCTTTAAGATCCGGCTTAGTGGGCGCGTAGAACTCGTATTTGCTCAGGTCCCCGCGCTGGATCAGCTCGCCGATGGTGGTAGGTTTAATAAGCCGGTCATAGTATTTGCCCAGGAACGGTGAAAACGGCGTACCTGACAGGCCAATCACTTTCACGCCTTTAGCGCGCAGACGTTCGATATCCTGCAGGATGCGTTTTTTACGCAGGTGCGCTTCGTCGATAATCAGCAGATCGATGTTGTCAGGGAACACGCGGCGAATAAGCGTATCAGCGCTGGCAATCTGGATTTTCAGAGACGGATCGTAGTTCGGATGATCCGCCCAGATATAGCCAATTTCATCACCCGGCAGGCCATATTCAACAAAGCGATTAGCCGTCTGACCGATCAGGATGGTGTATGGCGCGCAGAACAGAACGCGCATGCCGCGCCTGACAAACCCGGCGACAATGAAAGCGGCCAGCCCCGTTTTGCCGCTGCCGGTAGGCGAGTACACCATGAAGGTGTCGTTTGCCTTCCAGTCCCGGCGCAACATGTTAAGCGCGCGCTCCTGTGCAAAATTCGGTGTGATCGTCAGCTGCATTGTGCTGCCCCCGCGGTGATGAGATAATAATTTTGTGATGTGGTTTTCATGGATTTCCCCTCACATGGCTGGCGGCCTCCCCAAAGGTTGCCAGCCTCCCTTCTGAATCAGCTCCCCTGAAATTCACTCTTCCAGGAAGAACCTTCCTCGTTTCTCTGCGCCTTCAGCTTTCGTACTACCTTGCTGATACGGCCGCTTTTTTTTGGTTCAGCCCTTAAGACTGAGATCTACCTAACCAATGGATCTCGCCTGTTGGAAAAGGCCCTATTCCTACCCCTACACCCAATCCCCCCCTTACCCCCCTTTCCCTCTTCCCCATAAAAACGTACTACTTCCCTAGTACATATGAGGATTTGGGTCAGTTGGTTGCCGACCTGAACAGGCACCTTTAAGCCTGCTTCTGTTCGGGTACCCTTAAACCCGAAATAATCAAGAACGCGCTTGCGTTCCAGCCAGGGGCGGTTCGGCGGTATACCCCTGTAATGCCCTGCCGTGATTCTTCACGAACAGGCGAAGCCGTGTGTTTGCTTCGTGCCTTGCCCGATTCTCCTTGCGGTATGAAACTGGCTCAGCTTCAAACGTTTCCTGATACACAGCTGCATAGCGCTGAGTGGCTTTTTGCCGTACTGCTGACGTAAGAGTTGATAGCTGCTGCTTAATCCACTCTGTGTCTGCCTGGCTATAACTCCCTGGCAGATCTACCTGCTCAAAATCAGGTGACATTTCATTAATCGTCGCTAGGACGCGGGAATAAATCCGGCAGATCTGGTCGTATTTGATATGCAGCAACCTGGCCATCTGCAGCAGCTACAATCTTCAAAACATGCTCAGCTTTGACTTTTTTCCCGTGACGCCATTTCCAAACCGTAGCCTGAGAGACGCCGCAAAGTTTGGCCAGCGCCCCCTGGCTACCGGCACGCCGAATGGCTATGTCGATTGGCTCTGAAATCATAATACCCCCTTAGTAATTAAATATTACTTTAGCGATTATGATAATTACAAGCAAGCCATCTAATTACTTTTTGACTTAAAAGGCCGTTTAGGCTAAGTTTTTAACAACTTATGGAGTAATTAGAATGAACAAAAACACATACTCAGATCGATTAACCGAAGCCATGAAGGAAGCCGGCTTCACCCAGGCATCCCTTGCGAAAGCAGTTGGTATGTCTCAATCCAGTATATGGAAACTCACTTCAGGCGCGGCGATTGGCTCCCGTAAAACGGTTGAGATCTCACGAGTATTAGGAGTTAGGCCAGAATGGCTCTCTGCCGGGGAAGGACCGAAATATTTAGCAGGTCTGGTAGAGTCGGGGCATTACCCACCTCCTAAATCTGCCAAAGATACCTACCGGGTTGACGTTCTCGATGTGCAGGCTAGCGCCGGGCCCGGAACTTTTGTGTCCTCAGAATTTATCGAAACGATAAGGGCTATAGAGTACACCGAGGAGCAGGCAAGGCTTATGTTTGGTAATCGACCAGCTCATGCAATCAAAGTCATTACAGTCAACGGCGATAGCATGGAAGGGACCATAGACCCAGGGGACTTCGTTTTCGTCGATACATCGATCAGTCACTTTGAAGGTGATGGGATCTACGTCTTTATTTTTGGTAAGACGATTCATATCAAGCGATTACAGATGCTTAAAACCAGCTTGATTGTATTGTCGGACAACAAACTTTATAACTCTTGGGAGATTGAAGAGAGTGATGAAGGCCAGTTCCACATACTGGGCAAGGTTCTAATCAAACAATCAGCAGCATTCAAACGCTTCGGGTAATTTACCCGTCACTTCTCCGGCCGCTTACGCGGCCTTTTTTATGCTTCAAACTCAATAAACTACAAAAGCGATTATTAAAAAATTACTTTAGTGGTTGACACCTTGCTTTAACCAGGCCATTCTAATTACGACTTAAGTGATTAACGGTTAAACATGAGGTAGACCATATGGCCACTAAAAGCTTTATTCAGCTCGTAGACATTCCTGATTTCCGGTTTACTAAACAAGAACCAGACATTAACTATGGCGATATTGCATTGGATTGCGATTCCAAAACCATTTCCATTCTGCATGCCATTCGATTTATTAGCGATTCTATTTTTAATTTATCTGAATGTGCACAGATTGAGAATGAAAAGATTCGCAGTCTTTCCGGTGTTATTTCCGATTTGGCGGATTTAACAATTGCAACTAATAAAATTTCACAAGCAGCTTCGTATCTTTCTGGCGTTAAGGATGGAAAAAATGGTGCATGAAATTTCATTAGAGCAGGTAACTGAGCGGGCGCATCAAGCAGAAATTATTTGCCGGATGATGGAGTCTTATCCCGACCGTATAGCTGATTCCGAAGTGATAGCTATTGCCTCGCTGCTGCGCAGACTCACAGGTGATGTATGTGCCTGGTTGATTGAAGAGCAGGCTGTTAAAGTCAAAAACAAATAACCATCCCTTTAATTTAATTTGGAATAAATACAGCTTAATCGCTGGGGAATATTACATCCTTTTAATGGGTTTTTATTATGATGAATAAATCCGCTTATAAAACAGCACAATTAATGCGTAGCGCCGGATATTGGCACATCGCTAATCTTTTTCTAAAGAAAGCATATGGGAGATAAATTGTGTCTATGCAGAAACGACAAGATATCCAAAATGTGAATGTTAAAGCTGAACAGTTAAATGCTCTCATGCAAACTATCCACGCCCATCACAAAGATTTTGATAGCTACCAGCTCGATGGCCTTTTAGGTCTGGCTTATGACCTCGCTGGCTCTGTTTATTCATGGACCGAGACAGAGGAGAAAATTGTACTGGCGAATGAAGGCGCGCAAAGAAGGATTATTTAGATGGATAAATTAATCGAAACATATCGGCGTCGAATTCTTAAAGCAGCATTACTCCGCCACCTCCGTAAGACAGGCAGCAATTGCATCATTATTAATCAGCCCAAAGGCGAAATAAAAACAATCGAATTAACAGAGATTCTTCTCGATGGCCTATTGAGCCGATTTGAAAAACAGGCTGTGAGCGAGTTCGGGAATATTGAAGGGGTTAAGGCGGTCAGGGGAATTTATAGCAATGCCGTAGACGTGAACGGCCGCGGCGAGTTCCTGACGGAAAGCGGCAAAGAGTTAATTGACGATCTCATTGCAGAGCTGGTCGATTTTGCCAAAAAGCATAAACCAGCAGTAGCGGAGGGTAAGCATGTTAAGTCAGCAAAACTTTAACCCGGGTTGCCGCCCGGTTCTGAATATCGATCTGCATGTTCTGCCTAACTTCACTGGCCGCGTCGTTCTCTACATCGAAAACGGGCAGGTGAAGTGTGATCGGCGGCTATCTCCCGACGAGCACATTTGCGCTTTGGACACGTTTATTGAAATGGCTCGCGACATGGAGCTGCGGCTCGCGGAGGTGAAAAGTGACGCTGACTGCAATTCGAATTCCTGAGTGGGTTCACCTCAAAGCGGCTCACGTCCTGCGCCAGTTCAGAGCGAGGAGGATTCACCCCTGCCGCATGATCGGCTCCGGGAATCTGAGCCTGAGGGTTAATCACCGCTGGCGGCTACTTTCACGCGATGGCGGCAAGAGCTGGGAAGTAATGAGCCATGAAACCTATAACCGGGAGAAAGATAAATGACCGACCTTGAAAAAGAAAACGTGAAGCAGCTTGTTGCTCGCCTGAAGGAAATCCAGAAGCAATCCGACGTAACGATTCCTGGTTGGATGCTTGACGAAAACCGCTATGGCAAAGGCTCCCTTACTTTAGAAGAGCAGCATGAGTGGGCTCAAACCGTCGTCCAGTCCATGCGCGGTACGGTCGCCCTTCTTTATCTCATCAACTGCGAAAACCGCTGGGGACTCCGTAACGGGCAATACCAGTTTAAAACCGAGGAGTTTACTTTCGGCTTAACCCGGGAACTTATTGAAAATCTGCTGATTAAGCATGTGGAGTGCGCACTGATCGAGCACAAGCCTGAGGAACGCTATCTGGCGGTTTACCAGTTCTACTACGCCAACGATCAGCGCCTGAAAGAAGTCGGTCATTCGTGGTTCGCAGAGTTTCTCGACGAGATATTTGTAGATCTCGCTGCCCAGTTGCGCGCCGGTAAAAAAATGCTAGCCAACCACGTTTTGCATTAAGGAGCAATGAAGATGGCAATGAAAGCAGAATTAGCACCAGTAGCGGCCCGTGACCTGCAGATCATCGAGTATCGCGGTCAGCGAGTTGTGACCACTGAACAGCTGGCGGCCGGGTACGGTACTGATATCGTCAACATCAAGATGAACTATTCGCGCAACGCCGCCCGCTTTGCAGAAGGAAAACATTTCTTCAAAGTCACAGGGGAAGAGTTAGCTAATTTGCGAGTGACTTTTAGTTACCTGCAAATTTCCAACAAAACCCGTTCTCTTATGTTGTGGACAGAACGCGGCGCGGCCAACCACGCGAAAATGCTGGAGACGGATCAGGCGTGGGGGTACCACGAGGACCTGGTGGAATTCTACTTTACGCAGCGTTGCACCATCGCTTCACCGGCAACACCGCTGACACTTAGCCGTAAAGAACTGGCGCTGATGGTCATTGAAGCCGAAGAACGCGCCGAAGCCGCTGCACTGGAAACCAGGACCCTCAGCGCCACTGTTGAAAGTCTGGAGAAGCACTTCACCAAAGGCATGACGATCCCGGCATTCTGCAAGGCGCTGAGCGGCGTCAACATCAACAAAATGATGTGGTGGGCGTCCGAGCGTGGCTGGGTGTTTAACGAGCAACGCGACCCAGAGAAGGATCCACGCTGGCGCGTCGCCTCATATGCCCGCGACAAATATCTGACGGAAGACCAGACGCAGATCACCCCGCACGGCAAGGATGCTTTCACGAAGTTTACGCCAGTACTGCTGGAGAAAGGCTGCCACCGCCTGTATCAGCTGTACATGAAAGGTGAGCTGCCAATGAAAAAGACCTGGAATGGCGCGTACCTCCACGACAAAGCGATTTATACCCCGGAGGGACGCTAGCATGAATAAGCAATTCCGGTATCCCGCTGGCTCACTGGAGGAAGCCCACCAGCAAGCTCTGACATGGTTATCTGATGCCTACTTGTTCCATCTGGTCAGCCTGCATCGTCGCCCGGTATATCGCCACCAGTACGGTGATATTTCGCTAGACCAGCCGTCACTTAAGGGCTTTATCGACTCGTATCTGGAAGAAAAGGGCTGGGATTTAGATCGCCGCCGCGCACATTACATCAACATGCTCGACCTTATCCGTTATATGGGTCGAAAGAATTCGGACTTCATTGACTGGGGAACCGTGCCATCACTAACGCCCCGCGGATTGTGCTGGATGAACGCCTGTTTCTCGAGGTTGGGAGAAATGGTCAACAGCTGCGGTGGTTGGGAAAACTGCGTCGAGAAAAAAATGGAGGGTACTAATGCGTGATACTGCCGATGTCGTTTGGCTGGTCCCGAATGATTGGGTGAGCGAAAAGGTGCTGATCGCGGTCACCGGGCTTAAGCCCGGAACCATCCTCCGGGCCAGAAAAGAGTGCTGGATGGTCGGGCGGGAATACGTGCACGTTTCTCCGGACGGAAACCCGAAGCCATCCAGCGAGTGCATGTATAACCGGAAAGCGGTTGATGCATGGGTCGCCTCGATGAAAAACAAACAGCCTGGGTGATTTGATGCCATGAAAAAGGTAATCTCATATCGCTCTTGGGCGTCTGGAGGAGTTCATGGATAAAGTCACATATCCAACAGGCGTCGAAAACCACGGTGGCACATTGCGCATCTGGTTTAATTTTAAAGGTAAGCGTGTCAGGGAAAGTCTCGGTGTCCCTGACACCGCTAAGAACAGGAAGATCGCCGGGGAACTGCGGACGTCGGTATGTTTTGCCATCCGTACAGGCACATTTGAGTATGCGGCACAGTTTCCGGATTCCCCTAACCTCAAGACTTTTGGGGTGGGTAAAAAAGAAATTACAGTGTCAGAGCTTGCAGAAAAGTGGCTGGATCTGAAGAGGATGGAAATCTGCGCGAACGCACTCAACCGTTATGAGTCAGTCGCAAGGAACGTGGTGCCCAGGATCGGGGGAAATCGGCTTGTGTCGGCGGTGACCAAAGAGGAACTGCTGTATATCAGGAAAGATTTGCTGACCGGTCACCAGACGCCAGTGAAGGGAAAGGCTCCGGCGAAGGGACGAAGTGTTGTCACCGTGAATTATTACATGACAACCATTGCCGGAATGTTTCAGTTTGCCGCAGATCACGGCTACGTAGAGGCAAACCCGTTCGAGGGGATGAAGCCTCTTAAAAAAGCCAGGGCAGAGCCAGATCCGCTAACTCGTGACGAATTTATTCGCCTGATCGATGCATGCCGGCATCAGCAGACGAAAAACCTGTGGTCACTTGCAGTTTACACAGGGGTACGTCACGGGGAGCTGACCTCCCTGGCCTGGGAGGATATCGATCTTGAAGCTGGAACAATAACAATCAGGCGTAATTATACAAAACTGGGCGAATTCACTCTACCGAAAACTGAGGCGAGTACAAACAGGGTCATACACCTTATCCAGCCCGCGATCAGCGTCCTGAGGAATCAGGCGGAAATGACCAGGCTTGGAAAGCAGCATCACATTGATGTGCAGCTGCGCGAGTACGGCAGAACGGAGAGCCACGACTGTACATTTGTCTTCAACCCTCAACTGGTCAGAAGATGTCAGCATGTCGGGTTCATCTACAAAGTCGACTCGATAGGTGATTTGTGGGATGCAGCGGAGAAGCGAGCAGGGATAAGGCACAGGAAAGCTTATCAGTCGCGTCACACGTACGCGTGCTGGTCACTGTCAGCTGGCGCTAACCCCAGCTTCATTGCCAGCCAGATGGGCCATGCGAGCGCCCAGATGGTCTTCAATGTGTACGGGGCGTGGATGGCTGACAGCAGCAGTGAGCAGATCGCGATGCTGAATCAGAGGCTTGCGAGTTTTGCCCCACAGATGCCCCAAAGCCTGCAAAGCAGCACCAGAGCATTATTGAAATCAGTAAGTTAA